CCAACGGCGGCACGATCACAAATCTGCCGTGCCAGAACCCGACCGGCCCCCAGGGCTGACCGATGCGGCGGAGGAAGCGCCGGCCCCGGAGGTATACGCTGGCTCCCCCCAGCTTCGAGCGCGCCCAGGTGATGGAGGCGTATCTTGATGAGCTGGAGTACGACCCCGAGACGTTGAAGCGGGTCTGGTGGGAGCGCGCCCAGCGCAACCTTCGGCGCGTTATCGCGTTCAACGAGCAGCGGCTCGCCCCTCACGTTCGTGACTTGGCCCGGCTGACCCGGAGGAAGCATGACGAACAGATGGTGAAGGTCCTCCTGGTGGCCGGGTAACCGTGGGACCGTCCTAAACAACCCCTCACCGATGGAGAACATCGCTATGTCCACGAAGCCGTTCCTGGCACTGATTACGCCGCTGGGCGCCCCACCGGGCGGTGGCGGTGGCGGTGGTGACCCCGTGTATCCCGATCACACCCTGCCGGATTCGGGAGCGCACCCGTCGCTGCCGATCTTCTGGCCCCCCGGCGCCGTGCGTCCACCCTGGGCGGGCGGGGCGCCGCTCCCGCCGACCGGCGGCGGCGAGCCCGTGTATCCCGATCAGGGACTGCCGAGCACGCCACCGGAGCCGTCGCTCCCGATCTTCTTCCCACCGGGCGCGCCACGTCCACCCTGGGCGGGTGGTCCTGTGGCACCGGGCACCGAGCCACCGATCGACCCCGATCCGCCACACGTCGCCTTCCCCATCGCGCCGGGTGGTCCGATCCTGTGGCTCCCGATCTTCTTCCCGCCCGGAGCTCCGCGTCCACCGTGGGCTGGTGGTCCGAAGCCGCCGGTCGAGCCGCCGGTCGAGGGTGGCGAGCAGCCCCCTGGCTCGGGTGGACAGCTGCCGGCCAGCGATCCCGAGGGGAGCGGCTGGGTGTTCTGCTACGTCCCCGGCTACGGCTGGATGTGGGCGAAGGTGCCGAGCGTGGGTGGCGGCGATCCGCCGTACATCGACAATCGGCCACCGAGCGAGGTCCCGATCATCGACGCCGACTTCCCGACGCATCAGCCCGGCGAGTCGAAGAAGAAGAAGTAGGAGGACACGATGCCGCTCAAGCGAGGCTCGAGCCAGAAGGTGGTGTCGAGCAACATCAAGACCGAGCTCAAGGCCGGGAAGCCGCGGAAGCAGGCCGTTGCCATCGCGCTGAACAAGGCTGGCAAGAGCCGGAAGAAGTAGGTAGGCTAGGTAGCTCGAGCGGGCCGATTTGGGTTCGGTTACCTCTCTGAAAGGTGTACCAGCGATGGTGCATTCCGAGCTCCGCAGTTAGGGCTTGTCCGCTCGAGCTCCAGGCGCCCCCGTCAACGCGACCGGGGGCGTCTTGCGTTTGGGTATCCGCCGGCGTAAACTACCCTCTCGCGTTTACCGCGTATCCCCCAACAGACAGGAGCCCATGATGGCGACCGTAGCAGAACCCGTAGTCAAGCGATCCGCCCGCATTTCCGCGGCGATCACCCCGGAGCAGTCCGCGCAGGTGCGGGCGATGTGCCAGGCGACCGGCATGGACGCCTCCCAGCTCCTCCACCTGGCCGGCGTGGGCGCGCTGGTCGCCGCCGCGGCCAAGCTCCAGAAGGGTGTCACCAAGAGCGGGGCACTTCGGCTCCTCTCGAAGGAAGCGCAGCGCGCCGCCGAGGGCATCTAACCCCCACAGGAGTCTCGAGCATGTTGACGCAGGAACAGCAGGCCCTACGCCGGAAGGGGGTCGGCGCCTCGGAAGTGGCCGCGGTGCTGGGCCTCTCCCATTGGCAGACCCCCCTCATGGTCTACCTGGACAAGATTGGGCAGGGCGAGCCGGAGAACCCGGACGCGATCGGGCCGGCCTGGTTCGGGCACCAGCTCGAGCCGGTCATCGTGGCCGCGTACCAGAAGCGGCACCCGGACGTGAAGCTGGTGAAGGCCGATACCGTGCCGCACCCGATGCACCCCTGGGCGCTGGCAACCCTCGACCGGAAGGTGCTCCCGAAGGACGGCGGCAGCTTCTACCCGCTCGAGTGCAAGAGCCGGGGCTGGCGCACCGCCGGCGAGTTCGGGCGGGCCAGTGAGCAGGGCACCGACATTGTGCCGGACGACGTGATGTGCCAGGCGCAGTGGCAGATGTTCGTGACGGAGACAGACCGCTGTGACGTGGGCGTGCTGATCGACGGCAGCGACTACCGGGAGTTCACGATCTGGCGGAACAACAAGCTGATCGACTCCATCTTCGAGGAGGTCCGGGCGTTTTGGTTCGGCAACGTGGTGAACCGGGAGCCGCCCCCGCCGATGGCCGCGGACGACCGCGAGCGGACCCTCGAGCGCATGTTCCCGAAGCAGGCCGGCTCGATGGTGGAGACGCTCACCGAGGACGAGCAGGACCTCCTCCAGCGGTTCGTGGCGGCAAAGCGGGTGCTGAAGCAGTGCGAGGACGAGGTAGCCCTCCGCACCGCCCAGGTGAAGGCGTGGCTCGGGGACCGCGATGGCGTGAAGTATCCCGAGGCGGGCCTCTCGATCACCTGGCGGAACAACAAGGATTCCGAGGTCGTGGATTGGAAGGCCCTCGCGCTCGAGCTCAAGCCGGCGCCGGCCCTCATCAAGCAGCACGCCACCATCAAGCCGGGTCCTCGCGTGTTCCGGCCCTCCATCAAGGGACAGCCCAATGACTAGCCCGGCAGAAGGGACCGCCCTGGTACCGGCGGAGAAGAACGCAGTAGCCGAAACCTCGAGCTCCGCGGTGGCGGCACGGGAGCGGGCGGGTGTCGAGGCGCGCTTCCTGATGGCGCTCAAGATGCCGCGGGACCCGGAAGCGGCCCGGCTCCGGCTCCTCAAGGCGTGTCGCCGGCCAGGCTTCGCGGAGACGGCTCGGTACATGAAACCCGTAGGCCGCACGAAGGTCGAGGGGCTCTCCATCCGGTTCGCGGAGGAAGCGGCCCGGCTGTGGGGCAACGTGGCGATCGACGTGGCGGTGGTGTTCGATGACGCCGAGCGCCGCATCTACCGCATTGCCGGCGTGGACCTCGAGACGAACAGCACCAGCGCCCAGGACTTGATCGTGGAGAAGTTCATCGAGCGCCGCAGCACCCGCCCCGGCCAGGTGGTCATCAGCTCGCGCCAGAACACGAACGGGGAGGTGGTCTACCTGCTCGAGGCGAGCGAGGATGAAGTCTTTGTGAAGGCCAACGCCGGCATTTCCAAGATTCGCCGCAACATCATCCTGACCCTGATCCCCTCCGACATTCAGGAGGAGTGCGAGCGGGAAATCGTGGCGACGATGGAGACGCGGGACCAGGCCGACCCGGAGGGCCAGAAGAAGGCGGTGTTCCGCATGTTCTTCACGCTGGGGGTGCAGCCCAAGCAGCTCGTGGACCTCCTCGGGACCACGCTCGAGGCGACCATCACGCCGGCGCAGTTCACCCTCATGCGGAGCTGGCACACGGCGCTCAAGGAAGGCGCGGCGACCTGGGCCGAGCTCGAGGGCGCCTTCGTGGGGGAGGGGAAGCCAACCGCGTCCAGCGACCTCCAGACCCGCCTGGAGGCCCGCAAGAAGAAGCAGGCCCCGAAGGAGCCTGAACCCGTTCCGACGCGGGAGGCGGGCTCCCAGGACCAGCGGGAGGCAAATCTGGAGCTCGACCGCGAGCTGGCGCTCGAGGACGCCCATCGCACGCCGAGGGAGACATGACCGATGACCGTAGACCGCGGAAACCCCGTGCCCGCCGAACGGTGCCGAAACTGCTCCGGGCCGATCTACCAGCCCCGGAGCCTGACCCACGGGGGGTTCGTCGAGCGGCGGTGGTGCCACAAGTGCCAGCTCTGGATGGACAAGGGGCGCCCGCTCAACGACCGGGAGAAGCCGCCGGCTGGGAGCCGCCGGAGGTCCTCCAGTGGCTCACGCGGGGAGCGGGAGTAATCATCGGGCGCTTCAACCGGGCGCAGCGCGTCCGGGTCCTCGAGGCGCTCGACCTGGACGTGCCCACCTTCGCCCGGTGGAGGGGCCAATGAGCTGCATCCCCTGGTGGTG